TTAATATTATTTTACTATTTGTTAAAGTAGCTTGAGATGCAACCTCAACAATAAATGGACTTCTAACTTTTACTACTTTCATAATGTATGGTATATTGTATCAATTAATTCTTCATCAATATATATCTCCTCTTTGCAAGTTTTAAATAAAAATGCAGATGAATCTATTTCAGTTTCACTTTCTATTGTAATTGTAGGAATTTCATCCTCTCCTTTATAAATCAATACTATGTTCATTTTATATCTTTTAAATTATAATCAACCATTGTTTCTATGTCTTGTCCAAATGCTTTCATTAAATCTACATCTATGTATTTCTTGTAACCTGCTTCAAATGGTTTTGTAAAAAATAAAGAAGGTTTAATTCCATTCATAAATATACTTCTTGCTATTGCATATTGTAAACCTTTTCTTGATTGAAATTCTCCTTTAGCATTTCTTGGTGCAATTCCTTTTCTTACTATCCATTTGTCAAATGCTTTAACAGGAGGCATTTTATTTTTATAACTATATGGTGTATTGTATTTTTTAATCTTACCTGAAACTCCTTTGTCTTGGTAAGAACCATATTCAGCCATTGTAAAACCAACTATGCTAAATCCATTATCAGTTACAATTTCACCTTTAATAGAATTATAAAGTTCTTTAGAACTATTCTTTCCACTTTTAGTTAAATTGCTTTTTGATTGTTGAATAACATAATCACGAAACTTAATTAAAGTCTTTTGAACTTCTAACATTTTGTCATTTGGTTTTGTATTGCCATATCAAATGTAACAGTTACTCCTGCCATTTTATTTTCAAATCTTTCTGTAAAAAATTCACAAGAAGGTGTGCCTATTAATTCGTAATCTTCAGCAAGTTTACCCATTCTTAATACTTCCAAGAATCTATTAACCACCATTAATTGTGTATTCAATACATCTTGCTCATTGTCATTACCTAAAAATATATCTGTTGTTAATGATTTACTTTCATCTACAATATCCATACATAATATAGATATATTGTAATTCCAAGTTGAACCTAAATACGTTGCTGTATTTATTATTATATGGCTTAAAGGAAAGATTGTAAGCTTGTTTAAATCAACTTTAAATATGTCTCCAATAGTAACTGTGTTTACAAATAAATCTTCGTTTAATTGATTCTTAATTGCTTGTGTTATTTCGTAATAATGTGATGTCATCTATTCTGTCTTTTAATTAAATCTGCTTCTATCTTTTGTTTTTCTTTTTCAAATGTTAGATATGTTAAACATTGGTTTATTGGTAATCTTGTTATTGAATCAAACCTTGTAAGGTCTCCTTGAGCAAGAGCATAGATTGAACTATACCATCCCCACTTTTGTCCAAAGTTTGCTGTTGCAGAATATTCTGAATCTCCTTGTCCTTCTCCAAATAAGCTATCGTAGCTTTCAATAATTCGTTGCCTAAACTGTAAAAAAAAACAGTAGCACCTAAACAAATATCTAATGGAGCAAACTTCATTACTTCTGCATACGTTATAGTTCCATTATAATCTTCAATCTCATACGTGCCATTTAAGCCTTTCTTTTTAATTGGCCTATACAATACTGCCATTGCTTTGTGCATCTCATCCCAATCAGTTATATACGTATCTAAATCGGTATATTCACCAAATGTCATTTCATCTAAATTAGGAATAAAACCAAATTCAGTTCCTCCCATTTTAAATGTAGGTATAAAAGAATGATTCTGATTAAACATATTTCCAATAGATGTAGTTATATCATTTACATCTTTATATTTAATCTGTGCTACTTCTTTTAAATCTATTCCACAAAATATCTGTACCATCTTTTGATGCAAGAATTCTGTATCTTCATTGTCTTTTGCTATCTTTAAAAATGCTTGATATTGTGCAAGTTTAATTTCAGATAGTTTTGTTGGTATTGTAATTTCTAATTTCATTTGATTTGTTTTTTATAATAATAAAATAATGTGTAAATTGTATTAAACAAAAAAAAGACCTACATTTCTGTAAGTCTAATTTACGATTAAGGACACCCTAATCCTAATTATTAACTAACCCATAATTAATTTTCTGATTCGTATGCTTTTTTGCAATCATTAGAACAATATGTTCTTTCACATTCATAGCCACAATATACACATTCGTTTTCTAATTCTTCTTGTTCGTATTCTCTTGAGTTTATCATAACGTTTGTTTTAAATTATTTCAGCATTTATTGATAATGTTTCAGTAGCAACCCAATGTTCAACACTTGTATCAGAACATAAATCATATTTTTGGTCTTGTTCCCATTTAGATAATTTAATGTAAGCGTTGTATTCTCTTTTAGTCATTTCAACTTCTACAGTTCTTTCAAAATATTGTACTTCTTTGTATGTGATTGCTACTTTCATAATTTCTATTTGTTTGTTTGTTGAGTACAAATATATATTAATTATTAACATTCAAAACTATAAATACAAATTTTAACAAAACTTTAACATTTACTATTTACTAAAGTATTGATTAGCAATCTGAAACATCTGTTGCATCTTTTTAATCTCACCTATATTACGAGGCAAATTAATAACCACTTCTACATTCTTTACGTGATGTATATAACTTTGAATTACTGATATTATTTGTCCGTATGTCATTAATAAATAAAGTAAGTTCCTTTATTAGGATTCTCTAAATGTGATGTTGCAGCATATCGCATAGCATCTATTGCGTGATTATAAGCATCTATTGGTTTATTCATCTTTACTCCTGTTTTATCTGTTAACCAAATGTAGTTTCTTAATTCATTAATTAGATTCTTACTTCTTGATGTTACGTATATTTTGTTTTGATTAATTAAATTAATGCCATATACGATACTATCTTTTCCTTTTGATACAGGTAATACATTATGTCCATAACTATTCAACTCTGCTATTGATTTTGGTTCTGCACTATCAGCATAAACAATATCTTCTACTTCATTTGCTTTTAATAGATTTGATATTTCACTATTCAATAATCCTTTCTTATAAATTACTTCATCAAATATATAAGCATCATTGTATTTATACATAGCAACTAAACTTGTAGGGTCATTTGAATAACCAAAGTCCATTCCATAACACAATATTCTTGCATCTGTTGGTAAATCTATTTCATTCCAATCAGTAATACATACACCTTCTAAAGAACCTGTTTGGCCAAGTCCATATACTTGCCACCAATTAGCCCAATATGTAGATGTTAATGCTTTTATCTTTGCTGATTCTATTTCTTTTATAATAGTATCACTTAATGCTTCATTGTCTAAATACGTTAATGTAATAAAGTCTATGTTATCTTGTGTTAATATTTCTTTATCAACCCAAAATGTAGAAGCAGGATTATAATCTAACCATATATCTCCTGATGTTCTAATTGCCATTTGATAATAGCTTTCAAAATCAATGTTGTTACATTCGTTTACATATAATATATTACGCCTTGCACCTCTTAACTTGTCAGGTTGGTCTACAGAAAAGAACTCAATATAACTTCCGTTACCAAATGTGTATTTTAAAGTACTCTTATTAAAGTTTGCATCAGTATACCTACCCAATGCCATTATAATCTTTAAGAAGTCTTTTAAAGCACCTCTACGTAAATGTGGTATTGATTCAGATACTATACTTATTTCAAGCATAGGTTCTTTTATTGCTTTATCAATTAACAATGGAATTATACCAAATGTTTTACCTGCAGATGTTCCTCCTCTGATTACTTTAATACGTTGCTTTAAACGTGATAACTTTCTTATTGCAGTAGTTAATACAAACTCCATATAATAATGTCTTAAATGTCATCAAAATTGATGTTAAAGATAGGCTGTTCATTTGTTACTGTAATGTCTTTTGTTTCTCTTGGTTTACCTGCATAGTAATTATAGAATAATTGTGTGAATTTAAAATCACCATTCTCTAATCCTTTTTCTAATGCCATAAATGCTAATGGTTCTAATGCTCCAAGTTTTTCAAGTAACTTTACTTCATCTGCTTTTGATTTACGACCTGCAGTTGTATGTCCTCCGTTGAATTTTCTTTTATCTTCCATAATTAAATAAAATTATTATTAAATTAAAAATAAACATTTTTGTTTATTGTTTATCTTTAAATCCATTTTTCAATCTCATTAAATTATTTGCCCTTTCTTTTATCTGTTTAAATTCAGAATCAATTTTTTCTAAATATTCTTCATAAGTGAAATCTATTTTAAATTTATTTTTTGATTCGCATATTTCATTACAGTATAAAGCATCAGTAAAACCATTGTTTATAATCTTACTGCACCAATGACATAAAGTAGCACCACGCCCATTATTAAACTTGTGTATTGGTTTCATTCTCCTTGTCCTTTTTTAATTAAATAATACCATAGCCAAATTAACTTTGACCTTAAAAACTCGTATGCAAATAATATTAATATATATTTCATTCTTCATCAGGTTTATATTCCCAAAAGTATTCACATTCTAATCCATCATTAGGAGGATACATAAACCAAGATTGTCTAAACTTACTTGGTTCTACTTTATATCTATAACATATAGAGGATAGTTCACAGTTGTTTCCTTTGCACATTGTTATATCAGGCATAGTTGTTTAGTTTATTATTATTTTAGTTCTGTTATGTTCTATTACTTTCATATTCATATCATAGATAGCTTCTAAACGTGTTATCATTACTTCGTGATGTTCTGTATCTTTTGTTTGATTTAAAAGGTTGTTTAAGTTGTTTATGATTTTGTATTCGTATGCTGCTTTTTCAAGTTTATTTATTCTTAAATTACTTTCTTGTAATTCAATTTCTAATTCAGATACTTTTAAATTCTTCTTTTTAAGTTCTAACTTTAATAATTCATTATCTTCTGTATTTAATACATTTTCTTCATCCATTTGATTTACTATTATGTTTCTTAAACTTCTTAAATCTCTATTAAACTTTTCGTACATTTCATAATTGTTTAAAGAATGTAATACAGTAGCGTGATTCTTATTTACTGAATCAGCTATTTCCTGCAATGTCATTTTAGGTTTAAAATGTTTTATCAAATAAAAATACAATGCTCTTGCTTCTATTATATTATGCTTTCGACTATTTTCTGAAACATCTATATCAGTTTCTTTTAATATTATTTCTTTTAATCTTTCTGTTATTTCCATTTAAAATAGTTTTTGTTGGTTAGTATGGTTTATTATCCTTTGTATTGCTTTGTCGTAATACTCTTTATCTAATTCACAAGCTGTTAAATCATATTTATAATCGTTACAAGCTATTGCTATTGAACCTGAACCTAAATGTGTATCTAATATTTTGTCACCTTCTTTTGTGTAATTATCTAAAAGCCATTTATATAATTCTATTGGTTTTTGTGTTGGATGAATTCTGTTTGTTTCACTCCATAATATTTGGTAATCATTTCCTTGAACATTTCCTATGTAAGTATAAGAATACATCTTAACATTATTTGCATCACTATAATAAGCTATTTCACATTCGCTAAAAGTAGGTGCTACTTTTCTTCTGCCAATATCTCTGCCTAATTTATTCCAAATAATTCTACCACCATTTAAACCCATTCCATCAAAATAATTAACTCCCCAAATTATTTGTTTTTTTGAAACTCTTTTTAATTCATTAAAAAAACTTATATCAGGAATTCCTTTATCCCAATTTTTCGGTGTAAATTTTTTACCTGTTCCAATTTGACCTGTTTTTGTAACTCCAATCCCATAAGGTGGGTCTACAATAGCCAAATCAAAATAGTTATCAGGATACCTTGCCATCAATAACATATTATCTTCGTTTGTTATTGTTATTTTATCTGTTACTTTCATCACAATCTTTTATTAAATTTATTAAATAATAAAGTTCCTATTGCTAATCCTATTATATAGAATATAACAAATATTAATATATTTAAAATTATTTCCATTACAATACACCTCTTAATACATATTGGTTTAAATCTACATCGCTATCTTCTCCAAAGAAGTATTTATAATTATCTATTCCTTGCTCAAGTTTACGTTTTCCTTTATCGTAAAATTCATCTGAACATTCAAATATACCAATATCTAAACTTCCTTTGTCAATACATACAAATACAAACTCATCTACGTTAAACATTTCCCTGTAAAGATATGCTTGTAAATCATAACTGTATTTATCTGCTGAATATCTAAATTCATTTAATCCTGTAGTAGTTTTTAAATCTACAATCATATTGTCTTTTAATATATCTGCTTTTGCTCTAAATGGTATTCCGTTTATCATTGCTATTTCAGGTATTTCAAATTGTGCTTTAGACATATAGTGTACTGCTTCATCGTTTCTTAAAATTGCATCAGCTAATCTTTCAGCAGCTTTAATCTCATTTGTAGTGTAAACTTCTTTACCTTCTGCTTTTGCTTCTTTGTATGC